AAATTGGAAATCCTTTTTCATCTTCACCTACTTCTACTTCTTGAATTTCATGTTCTACAAATATTGTACGTAATTCATCTTTTTTTGGAAATCCTTCCACTTGTTCATTCGCAATAGCTCTCATCAATGTTGTTTTACCACAATTATTAGGACCAAGTAATCCATAAAATCTATTTTGTTTCAAATGTAAATGAGTATTATTCAATAATGTTAACGCACCATAAGCAAGTGAAAATTCTCCTTTGTATAAATTCTTTCCTTCTTCTGTATCTTCGAAAAAATTTTCTTTTATTATATATGATTCTTTTGCCTTATTCAATAATGTATTCATAATTTCTTCTTCATTTTCATTTTTAAAACCATAATTGGTAAATATACTTTTCCATACATCATTATCAAAACAATGACTATTCCATATATTTGTTAACATTATACCCATCATTTTAATATTATCTTCTTTTGTTTCAGTATTATATTTTTTATATTCTTCTTTTAATATTTCTACTATTTCTTTTGTTTCTTTATGAAAAATAGCATTTTCATTTTCTGAACATGATTCTTTTAATGTATTCAAAGCACGAGTACTTACTTTACGTGCTTCTGGATCACTCATAGCATCATTACAACGCTCAAGTGTTTTTTTCAAATTTTGATAAAATGGTAAAATTTCTTTTGGATGTTCTATCAATTTACACATATTATCAATAATTACACATGTTAAACGTTTTGTTGCTGTTTTTTTATCAATTAATCCTCTCATTATAATCGGTGTTGTTATTGCTAATGCAGGTGCTTCTACATTTTGTACAAATACACAACTTGCTAATGATTCAATTGATTCATAAATTTTATCATTATTTTTAATTCCTGTCAATACAGCTGGTGCAAAAGCGTCTAAATCAACATTTCCACTACATGTTAATAACAATTCTAAAATATTTGACGCTTTTTCTTTGATATTTTTGTCTATTTCATTTACATCCGATGAAACCATTGGAATTAATTCTGGCATACAAATTCTAATTTCATTTTTATTTTTATTAACCAATTCATATAAAACCATATACGAAAATTCTTTTTGACTTCTCATCGATTTTTTTATAATCGAAGTCAAAATTGAAGATACATATGGAGTATACCAAGGATTTATAAAATATACTATTGATTTTAATGCTTCAAACGTATCATTAAATAATGATTTTTTATTTTTAAATGTGTAAATATTCAATAACTTTGGTATTATTTTATCTATAAACACAAACTCATTTTCTAATTTCAAAATATTTTTAATTACACTAACATTATTATATAAATATTCATCGTCACTTAAACATTTCTCCAAAAAATCTTGCTCATTATTAACTTCAAGCATTTATATAATTTATATTGTGATGTTTTTATATTAATTTCATTATTTTGTTATAAAATAAAAAAATTAATAGTGTATATATTATTATGCCCAATGCTAAATGTGAAAAATGTAATTTATATATTGATGATATTTGTATAAATGAAAAACATTTTTGTAGGCTTATTAAATTATTAAAAGAAAGAGTACAAAAATGTTTTGGCATTCCATATAATATAACGCCTGGTATTCGCCATAATGAAATTATTAAAAATTCTAGTTGGAAATGTTTAGAATTAAAAGAATGTAACGGTGTATTATATTACGAACAGTTCGCACCAAATCCAAAAAAATATAAATTTGATTTATCGTGTTTGGATTAATTAACATGTTAAAATATTTTTTAAAATTATATAAAGATATTTTACTTTTGCTTTATATATGACTAATAATTGTATTGGAATCGATTTGGGAACAACTTATAGTTGTGTTGCTGTATGGCAAAATAATAATGTTGAAATTATTGCTAACGATCAAGGAAACAGAACAACTCCTTCTTGGGTTGCATTTAATGATCAAGAACGTTTAATTGGAAATGCTGCAAAATCACAATCAGCTCAAAATCCAGAAAATACCGTCTTTGATGCAAAACGTTTAATTGGACGTAGTTTTAATGATCAAACTGTACAAAACGATATTAAACATTTTCCATATAATGTAATTGCCGATAAAAATGGAAAACCTGTCATTAAAGTTACCTATAAAAATGAACTAAAAACTTTCCAACCTGAAGAAATTTCTTCTATGGTTTTGATAAAAATGAAAGAAGTAGCAGAATCTTATTTGGGCACTGACGTAAGAGATGCTGTTATTACTGTTCCTGCTTATTTTAACGATTCACAAAGACAAGCTACAAAAGATGCCGGTGTTATTGCAGGTCTTAATGTGCTACGTATTATTAACGAACCAACTGCTGCTGCTATTGCTTATGGATTAGAAAAAGAAAGAGGTAAAGGTGAACGTCTTGTACTTATTTATGATTTAGGTGGTGGTACATTTGATGTTACTCTTCTTTCTATTGACGATGGTATTTTCGAAGTAAAATCAACAGCTGGTGATACACATTTAGGTGGTGAAGATTTTGATAGGCGTCTTGTTGAACATTTTTTGAGTGATTTTAAACGTAAACATAAATTAGATCCAAGTAATAGTAAGCGATCAATGAGGAGATTACAAAGCGCTTGTGAAAGCGCTAAACGTACGTTATCATCATCTACTGTAGCTACTGTAGAAATTGACTCATTATTTGAAGGAATCGATTATAATGCCAGTATTACTCGCGCGCGTTTTGAAGATATGTGTAGCGATCTTTTTAGAAAAACTTTTGAACCTGTTGAAAAAGTATTACGTGATGCTAAAGTTTCAAAAAGTGCAATTAATGATATTGTATTAGTTGGTGGTTCAACACGTATTCCAAAAATTCAAGATCAATTAAGTAGTTTTTTTAATGGTAAACAATTATGTAAAAACATTAATCCTGATGAAGCTGTTGCCTATGGTGCTGCAGTTCAAGCTGCTATTTTGGGAGGTGTTAAAGACGATAAAGTTAATGAATTGCTTTTACTAGATGTTATACCTCTTTCTCTTGGTATTGAAACTGCTGGTGGTGTTATGACAACATTAGTACCACGAAATACAACAGTACCATGTAAAAAATCTCAAACATTTAGTACATATACTGATAATCAACCTGCTTGTACAATTCAAGTTTTTGAAGGTGAACGTCAAATGACAATGCATAATAATAAACTAGGTGAATTCAATTTAACATCACTTCCACCAATGCCTAGAGGTATGCCTCAAATAGAAGTTACTTATGATATTGATGCGAATGGTATATTAAATGTAAGCGCTACTGAAAAATCATCCGGTAAAACAGAAAAGATTACTGTTACAAATGATAAAGGACGACTAAGTCAAGATGACATTAATAAAATGGTTGCTGATGCTGAACGTTTTAAAGAAGATGATATGAAAATCAAAGAAAAAATAGAAAGTAAAAACAATCTGGATTCTTATATTTATCAATGTAAGACATATCAAGATAATAATAATTTGGATGATAACGATAAAGAAACTATTAAAAATAAACTTAGTGAAATAACACAATGGATGGATGAAAATCAAAATGCTAATAAAGATGAGTATGATGAAAAACAACAAGATTTACAGCATTTTCTAGGACCATATATTAATAAAATAAATAGCTCTAATACAAATAATGATGATCAACCTGCTGAAAATAGTGAACCTGAATGGGAACCGAAGATTGAAGAAGTAGACTAATATTTATTTATTATTATTTATAATATTAAATAAATAACACTGTTAAAATAAAATATAATTAAAATGTATAGAAATATGCAATCATCCAGTGATTATTTACGAAAAAAGCATGATTATGATAACTATTTATATAAACATCATTCAACAAATGCTTTATCTACATGCGATATCAGCCTTTGTAGTGAAACTATTCAAGTTAGTTATTCAAATCCATTAGCAAGAAAAGTAACATTATGTGATGTTTCTACTGTTTTATTTAACGAACCAAAATCACAATCACAATATTTAAATCATGAAAAAACTTGTAACAAAAAAATAAACGATGTTGGTGTCGGTGTTAAACATAATTCATATCATAGACATAATTTAAATATAAAATCTGATTTACTATATAAACCAAATGAATGTGTTGTTGTTGTGAGTAGTCTTAGTTTTAGTATTGTTTCAAATACTAATTTCTCTATAAATGGAAATGGAACACCAGATGATCCATATATTGGTGAAAGTCTAATTCAAGGTGTAAATAGTGGAGAGGCTATTATTGAATTTAAGGTTTTAAAATCTGGTTTTCTAAATGTTGATTTTATAGTAAGTAGTGAAGCCCATTTCGATTTTGGTAATGTATATTTAAATAACACAAGCATTTTTGGAGGTTCTGGTGAAGCTGTATTTGGACCTAATGAAATTATTGAAGTTGTTGCTAATGATATAATTAAATTTCGATATAAAAAAGACGACGGCGACTTCATTACCAATGATGATAAAGTTACATATAAATTATTTGGTACTAATTTATTAACTGAATAATTATTTATTTACTTGTAAGAGCATGTAACTCTTAAAGTAAATGACCATTCTAAATTTTTTGTATCTAATAAATCTCCATATTCATTTATTAAACTAATTTTTAATTTTTGAACGTCAATTTGTCCATTATAATTACGCCCTGACGTTATTACACGATTATTTAAGTTATAATTTAGCTCGTTTCTATATATAATTTTACCTAATATGTTTCCACCATGTAATAAACTAGTTGAAACTGCAGATATATTTTTAAGATCTGATGCTATAATTGTACTTTCCGAATTATTATGAAAATCATCTACAACTAAATATGCATATTTAAAACTATTTAAATCTATAACTGATGTTGCTGTTGCTATTAAATCTGTTGTTGGATTTTGTCTTTGAGTCAATGTTATCAATCCACTTCGAAAGCCTAAGAAATAACCTAATTTTTTAATAATAGATGTATTATCATTAATACCATTTTCATCCAATGTAAAATTCAATTGTACATTACTTACTGTTTTACTTGTTCCAATAGTATTGAAGATAAATGATAATGTTCTGTCACTAATAATTGGATTATTAGTATAAGTGGAGATTTCATGATCTAATTTAAATGTTCCCTTTGCAAAATCACCTCCAATATTTGTTATTTGTTGATTTAAATTTGTTATAAATGTTTCTATAGTTTCGTTTGTAATAATATTACGTTCAATATGATAAACATCTTGTATTTTAACAACTTCAGTTGTTGAAGTACTATCACTATAATTAATTGTTATAGCAAAATGATTATTATTTAAATGACTGCTTATTATACGTACACATGTTGGTCCACTGAATTCAATCAATTCCATTTTTTCTATTTTATTAATTTTTTCAGGAAATGTTATTTGAAAATTATTTGTGTCATTTGTATTATCACTGTCTTTGAATCTTGTATCAACACTTATTATTCGTGTTACTGTTTTCTTATTGTAATCTTGATTTTTTCCATCTAACTTAAATGGTACTAAGTTTGTATTTTCATTTGTTTTTTTTAATTCATTAAATAAAGGGATTGTTACTAATCCTTTTAATTTTTCTTTTGCTGCTGATAAAAATAATTTTGTTGATTGTTTTTCAATAGCTGGTTTCATACTGTTTTCAAGAGTATTTACAAGCATATTATATCTATGTTCTAATACTTCATGTATTGACATAGAATTTGAAAAAGATTCATTTTGAATATTAAATAAACTTTTCAAATCACTTTCTGAATATTTACTAATATCAAGATTAAATGCCATATATATTATATTAATAGATAAATAAAGTTTATTTATAAATATTACTTAAAAATAAAATTATTTATTTATAAAAATGGAAACTCAAGTAGAAGAACTACCACCACAAGTCGAAGAACTACCACCTGCACCAACAACAACTCCTGTTACAAATGAAACACAAACAACTACACCTAATGAAAATGTAAAAGAAATCGCAATTACTGACGTTGTAATTGATAATGAAAATATGGCACTAAATATTCTTATTGCTTTTACTCAAATTGCTCATAGACGTAATGCTTATAATATTGATGAAACAGCAAAATTAGCTGAAGCTATTAATTTTTTCAAACCTAAACCACAAGAAAATAATGTAGTATCCAGTAATGAATAAATAATTCGCATTTTGTATAAAATAAATAAATTAAATATATTTTTTATTTATGTTATGTAAAAAATATAAAACATTATATGATTTTTTAAACAATAATACTATTTTAACAAAATCACTCTATAAAGAAACATATGGTGAAGTATTTACACCTATAAATTTTATTGAAGAAATATTACAACAATTACCTTATGAATGTTGGAGTAATCCTTATTTAAAATGGTTAGATACAGGTGCAGGAAGTGGCAATTTTTCTATTGTTATTTACTATTACTTGATGGAAAAATTAAAACATATTATTGATAATGAAGAAACAAGAACTAATCATGTTATTAATATGATTACTATGGTGGAAATAAATGAAAATAATATTTCTAATTTACGTAATATTTTTGGTAATGAAGCAAATATTATTCACGCTGATTATTTAACTCATAATAAATTACATTTTTTTGATATTATTATTGGAAATCCTCCATATCATTCAATTAGTGTAAAAAAAGTTCCAACCAATAATAATAAGGATAAAATGAATGATGGTAACACGTTATGGCATCATTTTGTTATTAAATCATATTCTTTACTTAATCAAAAAGGATATATATTATATATTATTCCAAATATATGGTTAAAACCTGACAAAGCAAAAATGTATGAATTTATTACTAACAATTGTAAAATATTGTCAATTAAAAATTTCAATAATACACAAACAAATAAAATATTTAATAACGAAGCTCAAACACCAACATGTATTGTATGTTTACAAAAAGAAAATTTTGAAAATAAAAAACAAGAATTTTATTTATATGATTATGTATATAATAATTATCAAAAATTCTCATTAATTAAACCATTATGTATACCTGTCAATGGTTGTTCTATTATTATGAAATTGTTTTTTTATATAAAAAATAAAAATATACCACCTTTATCACGTATTACGCATAAAACTAATTTACCATCTAAACATGTAATATTATATAACACGCCTGAAGAAGATATATGTCAAACAAAATTTACTAATATTCATAGTTGCGTTTTAGATAAAAATAATAATGCTAATTTAGTTATCAAATACAGTAATAAACCTTGTCCTTTTTACAATGAAAAAAAATTAGTCCTTGCTCATAAAATGTATGGTTTTCCTTTTTTCGATATTAATGGCTATTATGGAATAAGTAATCGAGATTCTTATGTTATTAAATTAAATGAAGACAATGATCATTACTATTATCAATATAAAAAATTTTTAACTACAAAATTGGCTATATTTTTATTTTCAACAACTACTTATCGCATGAAATATCTAGAAAAATATATTTTTGAATATATTCCACAAATACATTTAATTGCAGATTTTCCATCAAATATTACAAACATTAGTGTATGTAATTTTTTTGAATTAAATGAATTAGAAGAAAATTATGTTAATAATTTTATAAAAAAAAAATATGTGGGTTTTTAGAAAAAATTGACTAGTTTTAATAGTCATATTTGAATATAAATAAAAATATGAATATTGCTGTAACAAGATTTAATAATGAAACTTATGAAACTTTTTCAAAATATAATAATACAATTGAAGGCTGTGTATATAATTGTCCAGTTAGAATAAAAGAAAGTATTGCCCCATCTAAAAAAATATATGTTATTGAAATGAATAATTCTACTAATCAAATTATGGGCATAGGTATTGTTAATGGATTAACATTAATAAGAAAACATAAAATTTATAAAGATGTCAATTACAATCGATATTCTTACGAAGGTAAAAAAAGAATTACACGTGAAGATTTAAATGAAAAAGATTTAAGATATTTGTCTTTAATTGAATCTAAAATATTTTATACAAAATCTCATTTGAAACGCGGACATGGTATTCAAATTGTACCTGATATATTACACTGTATATTTAAAAATAATGAAGAATATGGATCTATTACATTGACCGCGTTTATTAAATCATTATTTAAAAAAGAAAATAATGAACTTGATGTTGATGTTGAATCCAATAATGATGTATGTGATTCATAATATTTAATTTAGAAATATGTACACATAAGCATAAACCATGTTAAAAATCATTCATAATGAACATATTATAAACACGAATTTCTCTCTTCCAATAACTTCTCTGAAAAATTAAAAAATAAAACTTAAATTTTTATAAATGAAATTGTTAAATTTTTCAATATTATTTATTAATTGAATTATAAAAATTTATTGAAAGAGAGAAAATATATAAATATTTATGGCATTTTTACATTATTATATCCTATATAATTATTAAAATTAAGCCCAACTAAATCGTTTTTTACATTTGCATCTAAAGAATTAATCACTTTCTCAAGATCAAAATTGTTTTCTCCACGTGAAAGTTCTTTCATCTTTTCGTACGCATCATCCATTCCATGTTTTCGCATTACTGACTGTATTCCTTCCGTTAAAACTACTTTATTTTTATTTAAATCAGTTAAAATAACATCATTATCTACTTCAATTCTACCTAACCCTTGTATTGTCGATTTATATGCCAATAAACAATACCCTAACACAACTCCCATATTTCGTAATATAGTACTGTCTGTAAGATCTCGTTGTAGACGTGAAACATTGAGTTTTCCTGTAATCCCATCAATCAGAGCATTTGCAATACAAATATTACCTTCACTATTTTCAAAATTTATAGGATTTACCTTATGAGGCATTGTTGATGAACCTACTTCTTTATCAATAATCTTTTGTTTTAAATAACCCTTTGAAATATACAACCAACAGTCAATATTCATATCATTCACAATATTATTTATTATCTTTAAAAGATTGAATATATTACACAAGTTATCATAATTGCTTATTTGTGTTGTAAATTGCTCTCGTTTTAAATCAAATTCTTCTTTCACAAATTTATCTCCAAAATCTTGCCAATCTATATTTGGATAAACAAATTTATGAGCATTAAAATTCCCAACAGCTCCTCCAAATTTTGTTGTAAAATTAGAATTTTGCAATTTTGTTATTTGTTCTTTCAATCTATTTAAAAATACTAAAAATTCTTTTCCCATTGTTGTTGGAACTGCCGGTTGTCCATGTGTAAAAGAAAGCATTACATTGTTTCTCATGTTATAAGTTAATTTGTCAAGTTCATAAACCATCATTCTAAGACACGGAATTATACATTTCATAATACCTTTTTTAAAACAAAATATATTTGCGGTTGTATTAATATCTTGTGATGTAAGTCCAAAATGAATAAATGGTGTATATGATTTTATACCAATATATTGAAATATATTACTTATATAATATTCAACGGCTTTTACATCATGGTTTGTAATATTTTCTATTTTTTTTATTTCTTGGTAACTACAATCATTAAAATTATTATATATTTCATATAATTTATCTTCAATATGTCCTTTTTTTATTCGTAATTCATTTAATTCTGGTAATATATCAATTAATTTTAGAAAATACTTAATTTCAACCAAATATCTATATTTAAAAAATGCTGCTTCATTAAAATATTTTTTTAGTTCTTCAGTTTTTTTCATATATCTTCCATCAAGAGGAGATATTGGTCCTTCCATTCTTTTATTTTATTTATCTTTTTATATCATAATGGAAAATATCATTCAACATTCAAAACCAATTCAGTATCACAAATTTTCAAAAAAAATAATACAATTTATTAATTATAAAAATATAGAGAGAGAATATATATAAACATTATGAGTAATTTAAAAGAATTAAATATTGAAAATTATTCTATTGATGATTTATTTGATATTATTAATATTGAAAATGGTGATTTTTTTGAAGCTTTAAATGTGATTGATGAATATATTGATAATTATGATGAATCTGGAAATACTGTAATGAGCAATTTTTTTTTGAAAATGAAAGATAAATTTAATGTGTTTATAAGTGAAAACAATATTAATGTACAAGAAAATGATTCTAATAAAGAATTTATTGAAAAATGGAACAATGCTACCCATAGTGAAAGAGTTTTATTATCACAACAACAACAAGAACTAACAAATATTAATGTTGAAAATAATAGTAAAAAACCTCCTGTTTTATTATCAACTGAACAAATCGAACAAAATATTGCAAATGAAAATTACGAAAATAAACGTGACAATGAAACTGAACAAATCGAACAAAATGTTGCAAATGAAAATTACAAATATAAACGTGACAATAATACTGAATATATAAATTTTCAAGAATTATCACTCGAAAATAGTATTAAAAATATATCAAAAATTGATGAAAATATTGAATTAAATGTTGTTGGTTCAACATACAATGATGAAGACAATAAAAATATGTATATGCTTGGTTTTAATAAAAACGAAATACCTGTTTTTGAACAAGATTCCAGTAAATCATCTAATTTTCGATTTATTAATAATTTTAATAAGATTGAAAATATGAATGATTTAAATGCTTTAACTAAAGCTACATTAAGACGTGCTCTTATTTTTGATAGTCAATTTAGACCTCTTGGAAGTTCTGTAAATGATTTTCATATTGATCTTACAGAACCTTTAGTAAATGTTACGTCATTAAAATTAGAATTTTATCAATTTATTTACAGTATATACAATATTGATGACACAAATGGTACTAATATTTTTTATGTTACTGACACTTCCAATAATTTTCATACAATAAAAGTAGATGAAGGATTATATACTAGTCCTGAATTATTAATTAGTGAAATTAATAGTAAAATAATTTCTTATTTCTCTAATTCTAATGATTTTAAAAACTCGTTTCCAAATATTAGTGATTTTAGTGAACTTATTATATTTACATTTAATCCAAATAATGGTAAAACTAATATTCGCATTAAAAATATTTTTAAATATTTAAAATTTTTTGATCTTGAAGTAGTTTCAGGACAATCAAAAGTCAATTTTAATTTAGGTTACTTTTTAGGTTTTCGAAAATTTTTTAAAAACAATCCTCTTGGTCTAGGTTATTATTTAATAGAACAACAAGGTGAAGGTCCAATTGATACTGAGGTTAGTATTTATTATTTAGATACAACGTTTAATAGTATCACAAGTGAAGGTATTATTGATATACAACAACCTAAATACGTTATTTTATCTATTGATGATTACAATCAAAACCGTTTAAATCAAAATGTGACAACAGCAAGTGATGGTACAAATAATACTGTTAATATTAAGAATTTACTCGAATGTAATCCTACTGATTTGGGAAATTTACAAATACCTATAAATCCACGTAAAAAATCATTAGCAAGAATGTATGCAACTAATGAACAAATTTTAGATACTGTTAATGAACTTCGTAAACAATCAAGTAGAAATATTCCTGCTGCTATTCCTGATATTTTTGCAATGATACCTGTTGATACTGGACGTGTATTAGGTTCATTAATTAGTAGTCGTGGTATAAGTTTTGGCACTAATAAAAGAGAATATTTTGGACCTGTAAATATAAATCGTTTTCGAATTCGATTATTTGACGAACGAGGTAATCTTATTAATTTAAATAATTCTGACTACAGTTTCTCTCTCTTGATTGAACGAATATATGACAAAGATAAAAAACAACAAATTCAATAAATATAGTTGTTATAAAATATTAAATATAAATGTAAAATAGATTTCAGAGAAATTGTTAACAATATATTTTCTTGAATTTTATTTTTTTAAATTTATGTAGAAAATACCCAAATTTATTATATATTTTTGTTTATCATTTTATTTTATTTAAAAATTGAAATATAAACTATTATTATTATATTATCATAATAATAATAATTATGGTTAAAAATTTTGGTGGTAATCGCAATAAAAAGCTTGCAAGAAAATTTATTTCATCAAATCATAATTCACGTAAATTACGTTTAAAAGATGATAACGAAGAAGGTGAAATATATGCTTGTGTAAAAAAATTATACGGAAATGGTCGATGTTTAATTTTATGTATCGATGGTGTTGAACGTCCTTGTGTTATTCGTAATAAATTTCGAGGAAGATCAAAAAGAGATAATACATTAATTATTGGTAGTTATGTTTTAGCTGGTGTTCGTCTATGGGAAACAAAAACAAATGATAAAGAACAAATTTGTGATCTGTTAGAAGTTTATAATGAAAATGAAGTTCGTGAATTAAAAAAGAAAGTTGTTGTAGATTGGAAAATATTTAATGAAATTATAAATGTAAATCATAAAGAAGATGCTGACGATAACAATTGGAGTTTTGAAATTGGTAATGGTGATGTAAATGAAGAATTACAAGAAGAAATTATTAGTGCAAAAAATAATATTAAAAATGATAATAAATCTAATACTATTAATTTTGAAGATGATGATGATTTTAATATTGATGATATTTAAACGTTAAAGCGAACTTTCTTTGTCTTATTTTTCAGTGTTTTGTTTACACCATATACTAATATTATAGAATTATACTTACTAAGAACTGAATTTGTATTATTAAATATAACATCATTAAATATATTAATTTTTTTATAATTAATAAAATGATTAATTTTATTTGCATTTATTTCTTTTACATTAGCATCTAAATCATAACAATAAATATTCATCAATTTATTTTTTATGTTATTCAATTTTTGCTTGTCTTTAACAACAAATAATAATTCTTGTGATTTCATACAATATGGTGTTTTTAAATAATAAGGATTTTTATTAATACAATTTATATTGTTATTTTCATCTAAATATATACTTATTATATCTATTGATTTCCCATTTGTAATAATATTATTAATTATTGTCATATAATTAATAATATATAAAATACTATTAAATGAAAACGCAATTAACGGTAAATAACTTGTATATCTATATCAGCTCCTGCAAAATACATTTTAATTAATTCTAATGCTTCATTGAATTTACCACTCATTGTACAAGAAAATAAATCAAAACGTATTTTTTTTAATTCAGGCCATGTATGTAATGATAAATGACTTTCTGCTAATAAATACATTGCTGTCAATCCTTGTGGTTTAAATTCATGTATTGCCTTTTCAAGAACTGTTACTTTTGTTACTTTTAGAATATTTTCACATAATTTTAATATTTTTTTATTATTAAATTTTTTTGCGTCATTTATGTCGTCAATATCTATTATATAATGAATACCTACAGGTACTCTTTTTATCATTTTTGATTGGTGTACAAAAGATACTATCATTAATATTATTAATAGACTTATAAATATGTAATATCCTCTTGACAGTTTCATTTTATTATAATTCTATATTATATTTTAATTCCATTCAATAAAATGTTTTTTTTGTGTATTAATATCGTAAAATGATACTTTTTTATTTTCACATAATTTACGTGTTTCATTATTAACAATAGGACTATTTCTTACATCTAATGTTTGGGACGCTATTATAAATTTATAATCACCTAAAAATGTCATTCTATTAATAACATACATGTCCATATTTTTAAATATTCTAGCTACTGCCAAAATGTTTGATTGATTTTCTCCATTTTTAATTAATAAACCCGTATTTAATAATTTATTTTTACATTGTTCTATAAAACTTGTGGTGTCTATGGGTGAATTTGTTGCACTATCTTCTGTTGTATCAATAATTACCATATCAAATACATCATCTGGTAGTTTTTTTATATTTTTTGATGCATCACCAATTATAATTTTAACTCTTGGATCATTTTTATAATCATTTTGATTGAAAAATTTTTTACTTGTATTTATTACTTCTTGATCTAATTCTAACATTACTACTTTTTCAACATTATATTTCATTACTTCTCTCAAAGTCATACAATCACCACCTCCAATAATTAAAACCTTTTTTAATGATTTTAAATATGCTGCTGGAAAATGAACAATTAATTCATGATAATCTTTTTCATCATTATTACACAATTGTGGTTCATTATTTAACATTAAACAAGTATCATAACCTAATTTATTTTTCTTAAATTTTATTACTCCTATATCTTGATAATTTGATTTTTTTTCATACAATGTATCATAAGGACCTATTACTTTATTCAAAATTTTTTTTACTTTTTCCTTACTATTTGGTTTACCATCTGTAATATTGTAATCATCATCATCTTCATCTTCATCGTTCGTAAATGATTCAGGTGGATTTCCATTGTCATCACCAAATGCTTCATTTGCTAATTGTTCTAATGTTTCTTTGCCTAATACTCTACCTAATGCTTCATTATTAATTACATATTTTACTTTATCGTCTATATTTTTATCACCTGAAGTAGCAAAACCCTCATTTTTGTTTTCTACAAATATACCTATTATCATCATGACAATCATAATAATAATGATTCCAATAAATACATTATATACTATATTTTTATAGTTCATTGTATATTATAATATTATATTACTTTTTTTTTCTTTTGTTTTTATATATTATATGTCAAGTGCTACATTATTAAAAAAAGTTTATTCCAATAAATTTGATCAAGTATCACACAATAAACAATTTAATTTATATGGAACTGTTCGCAAACATCATTATCTAGGAACAAATTTAATTAACAATACAAAACGCACTCGTTTTACTAGAAATGGTGGACCACAAGGTTACGGAAGTAGTCAAAATAAATATACAAATAGAATTGTAAATTCTGGATTTTCAGAAAGTAATATTAATAAAAATAGAAGTGATATAGTTATTTTACAAAAACCATCACAAGATGCTACTATGGATACTAAATCATACATTTCAGAAATAATGCGTTGCCATCCATGTCCTTATGGAAATCAAGAAAAATCAGGCATGTGTCATATTGATCATGCCAATTCTAATAGTCAATCACAATATGTTAATCAATTAAAACGTGCATATAAAGTCAAAGATGTTAGAGGCACTTTTTATTTTAATAATACACAAGGTGATCATATAGATGAAGTTAAAATTGAAACTCAAAAATGCGTTGATGAATGTGAATAATTTATTAATTTAATTTATATAAATAAATGATTCAAAATCAAGATATATCAAACATTTTACAAGAAAAACCTTCGGTTGAAAATATAATCACAGAAGAAAATGTTTTATATAAAGATTCTAATAGTGAGTATAGCGATACAAACTCTGATGATGCAAGTAGTGAAAAAAGCACTGGTGAAAATAATAGTATATTAGACGAATTATATGTTGAATCTAATAAAAATTACATTTCATTAAGTAATAAAAATACACGTATTTCTTATAAAAAATTAAATTATCATGCTGTTGAAAAAAGTATTGAAAAATATTATTTTGATATTAATCATACATTATCTTCGTCTTTAGATATATTAGCAAGTTATTTAAAAGGTCAAAAAATTATTTACATGGAAGCCAAATTCTTTTGTGAACAACGATTAAATTTTCTCATGATGCCAGCAATATTTTTATCAACAATATCTACTGTATTAGCCGGAATACCTATTTACGAAAGATATCGTATAATTGTTATTGCTGTTTTTAATGCATTTATAGCATTTTTATTATCTTTAGTCAACTATTTTAAACTTGATGCTGCTTCTGAAGCACATAAAATTTCATCACATCAATATGATAAATTACAATCATCTATTGAATTTACTTCTGGTTCAGTTTTATTATTTAAAAAAGTTGATGAAAAAGAAAGAGATGATATTGTTCTCGAAGAAGGTGGATATACACGTTCAAGTTTAGAAAGTGAATTACTAAAAAAATTAGAAGACGTTGAAAAAAAAATTAGTGAAATAAAAGAAACCAACCAATTTATTATTCCCCGTGAAATAAGATATATGTATCCATTTATTTATAACACAAATGTTTTCTCTCTTATAAAAAAAATAGATGATCAACGAAGAAAAATGATTTCTATATTAAAAAATGTTAAAAATGATATTCGTTTTTATAATTCACTTCAGAAAAGCAAAAATTATCATTTAGAACCTGAACAAAAGGAACGATTAAAACATTTATATGATAAAAAAAAAGATATTATGGGTCAAATTTTAATTCTAAAAAGTGCTCCTTCAGTGATTGATCAAATGTTTAAAAAAGAAATAGAAAATGCTGAAATAATTCGTAAATCAAATAATATTTTTAATTGTTGGAAAAGTAAAAAAAATGTACAGGAACCTATTTATATGAATAATTTTGTAAGAAGTTTAATGGATCCTTTTAATGATGACTCATGTAAATTTACGTCTTTTTCTAATATTTAATCAATAATTTCCATTATTTTACGTTTATCAGTTTGCGTATTATTAATATAATTGTCCATATTTGTTTGATTTTTCAAGTTTTCCATGTAAAATCTATATACATTTACGTCTTTCTTTTGTCCATATCTATGACATCTGGCAATTGCCTGATCTTCAACTGAAGGATTCCATGAGGGACTTACAAAATATATTTCATTATATTCTTGCAAATTCAAACCTTCACAACCCGTTTGTATTTGAATAATGAGTACCTTTATTTGTGAATTATTCAATATTTTTTTTCTCTCATTAATTCCATTGCTACCATTTAATATGGATATTTCACTTTCATCGTAATATTTATTATATGTCAATTTGTCATATAATAAATACATCTCTTCGTTAAAGTGGCAAAATATAATTTTTCTATTATTATTATTATTTCTTTTTATTACATCTACTACACCATTTATTTTACTATTATTATTAAATAATTTAATATAATCCTCATTGATTAACTTATCATCTATTAATTCTTGAATTTTATATTTTAATAGCATTGGACTAATACATATTTGTCTTCCACGTAAATATTGCGTTAAATGTGAACTACATAAATATGATTTTAATTTAGTTTCTTCCGTATTATTAAAATCAAAATGCTTATTTAACTCTTTTTCTTCTTCACTTTTCCACGTAACATTCACATTTATAATATTTAATTTCGGTAGTATAATACCAACTTCTTTCTTTTTTCTTCTCAATATTTTTTCTTCAATTAATGTGTCTATATTTTTCATTACGTATTTCCTGTCATAATTTAATATTGTAAATAAAGAAATTACATCATTAATTCTATTTTGTATAGGTGTCCCTGTAATACACCACTTAATTGAGCTTTTTAATTTTTGTGATGATAAATATTTCTTGGTTTTTCTATTTCTCATATGATGAGCTTCGTCAAATATTATTCTATTCCATTCAATATCTACCAAATGATTTTCATTATTTAAAGATTTATTTTTACGTTCAGTATCTATTTGCGCTACTACTCCATATGTTGTGACTACTATTTTTGATTCTATTAATTTTTCTTTTGTTATTCTATGTCGATTCACTCCATAATATATTAGCGGCTCTGTATTTAATTTACTTTTTATTATACTTACCCATTGATTTACTAATATTGATGGTAATACAATTAGCGTTCTTTTTTTTACATTTGAAACCATCAAACCTAACGATAATATTGTTTTACCTAAACCCATTTCATCAGCTATTATACCACCTTGATTATTCATTTCATGCATCAAACACCATTCTAAACCTTCTTGTTGATATTTGTTACGATTTAAATTCGCAGTTTCAATAAAATTATTGAAACGGTGAATCATTTTATCAACATTTCTTACTGGTTTTATTACAAACTTTTGTTCCATTATTACTTTTTTGTTTAAACAATAGATTTTTATTATTATCAATTTTTCCGAAAAATAATCAATTTTTTTTTATTACTTATATTAATGAATCAACGTATTTCTTGGGATGAATATTTTTCAAAAATTGTTTCCGTTACAGCAGAACGCTCTCCTTGTGATAGATTACATGTTGGTTGTTTATTAGTTAAAGATAATCGCATTGTTAGTCAAGGTTATAATGGATATTTACCTGGTTGCCTTCATAAATCAATTGTTCGTGATAATCATGAACAAGCTGTAGTACATGCTGAACAAAACGCTATTGCTGATTGTGCTAAAAGAGGTGTTTCATGTAACGATTGTATTGCATATATTACTCATTATCCGTGTATTATTTGTACTCGTATTTTATTAGCATCTGGAATAAAAGAAATAAAATATTTACATGATTATAAAAACGATAATTTAGTTAATGTCTTTGCTAAACAACGCGATGTTAAAATTATTCATCTTAATTATTAATAATAATTATATTATATATGAAATATTTCAAAAATTATAAAAATATAATTATTATTTGTATATTAGTATTTTTTATACTTTTTCCCTTGTATAATTATGATAGTTACGAAAATTATAGCAATATTCAAGAATCACAAAGTTTTGGAAAAAATATAATTAAAAATGTTGAAAAAAAGAAAAAATCTATTTATGAATCTCGAAATCAAAAATATTTGATATATTCTGATAAATCAGATTTACAAACAATTAAATTATATAAAAAAGGTCCTGATTATTGGTTAACATTAAATGATCAAATTCAATTTCATAATAAAGAATATAGAATTTCTCATTCTATGCAATGTGATGTTGCTATGAATAAATATAAACCTCAAAATATTCTTATTTTAGGAGGTGGTGATGGATTGTTAGCTTCTTGTGTTTTAAAATATCCTTTTGTTAAAAGTGTAACTATGGTTGAAATAGATAAAAATATGATTAAAATGTTGGAAAAATCACCATTAATGAATTCCATTACAAATAATGTTGTTAATAATCCAAAATTAAAAATTGTAGTTGAAGATGCCAATAAATTCGTTTTTGAATATCAAAATTCATCAAAATATGATTTTGATCTTATATTGGAAGATATTGAGTGGGACTTTACAAAACAAAGTGTTGAAAATATAGATGTTGATGTTGATGTCGATAATTATGAATATTTTAAAAAACTGACTACAATGGGTAAAGTAATTAGTCTTACATTTTCTGATGAAGAAGATGAAGATAGTGAATTTTATGAAGATTTTCCTATTTTCACGAAATATTATTATGATGCTATTAAAAAATATAATAAACCTACATTTATTGAATATAAAGAAAACATGAATGAATTAATGAATGAACTCAAAAATGATTATGTAAACTTTATGGATAAATTTAAAATTAATAATTTTTTAAAATACAGTAAAATATTCATTTCATCGCAATTTTACGAACAAGAATTTGGTTTTGAAATGTATATGATAATTGAAAATTAAGCAGACATTTCCATCTTTATTGTTTTATAATGTTTGTAATTGTTAATTTCAAAATCTTCAAATTTATAATCATTTATATTTTCATATTTATTTTTAATATTTATTGTTGGAAATGGCATTGGTTTTCGCAATAATTGTTCTTTTAACGGTTCTACATGATTTTCATATATATGTGTATTACCTATAAAATGTACAAATTCATATGGTATTAAATCACAATGATGTGCCAATAAATGTGTTAAAAATGAATATGATGCTATGTTAAATGGGACTCCTAATCCAACGTCTCCACTTCTTTGATACAAACAACAACTTAACCTATTTTCCTTATCAACATTAAATTGCATTAAAATATGACAAGGTGGCAATGCCATTTCATCTAATTGACATGGATTCCAAGCACTTAATACCAAACGCCTACTATAACGTTCTTTTGGATCTTTTAAAGCTTTTATAATATTTTCTAATTGATCCACACCCTTTCCATTATAATCAGCGTCACATGTAGTATATTCAGCATTGAAAAATCTCCATTGATGACCATATACTGGTCCTAAATCATTTTCTCTATTATCAAATAATCCTCTACTATCTAAAAATTCTCTACTTCCATTTGCATTCCATATTTTTACATTTTGCTCTATTAATATTTCATTATTTGTTTGACCCTTAATAAACCATAATAATTCTTTTAAACATGATTTCCATGCTAATTTTTTTGTCGTTAAAAAAGGTATTACTCCATTTGTTAATTTGAATCGCATGGATGTTCCAAATTGTACATAAACTTTACCATTTCTACCTTCTTCCAAATTATTATTTTTTAAGATATTTTCTATTAATAATAAATATTGATTTTCTTCACTACATGATCTGTTTATTAAATCAATATCTATTTTTAGTTCATTTGTAGTTATTTTACCATCTTCTTCTAATGACATTATAATTTAAAATAAAAAAATACTTTTAAGTCTATTTACAATTTTCATAAAAATTGAATTCTATTATATTACATTATTATTAGGCAAATAAATGTTTTCTAATAATATTACATATGATTTTACATCTAAAGAATTAATTTTCGATAATTTAAAACAGCTTTTTAAAAATAAAAATGAATGGTATTTTCATGAAAACAATAATTCTATTGAATTCATTAAAAGACATTACGAACTTGACAATTTTAAAATTAATATATTTAAAAATCATATTGATTTAAATATTCCATTACAAAGATGTAGTTTTTATAAAAAATTTTATATACATGAATCAAATAAAATGATAGAATTAATAAAAAATCATATTTAAAATTTATTATTAAATTTATTATTAATTATATTTTTAGAGTATTATACAAATTACATTAAATCTAATTTATTTTTTAGTTCTCTTACTGTTTTTTTTACATCTTCTAATTTGTCATCTTTTGTTTCCCTTTCTTTTTTGTCACTATCATTATCATCAGTCATTCCTTCGAAACCAGCATCTTTACTATCTGCTTCTGCTTGATTAGTAATTGCTTCTAATGTTTCTAAAGCTTCATCTAATTCTTTATTACCGGTTGTTAAACCTTCTTTTGGTACACTAGAAAAATTTAACATTAACATTGGGATTGTTAATATTGCTACTAAAGCTAATAATCCCCACATTACTGTTTTTCTGTTTTTATTTGCGAGTTTATAAACTTGATCCAAAGTCATTATATATATTTTACTAGAAAAAGATTTTTTATTTATTTTCTTTTATATAATTTGCGAAACCAACGCTCTTTTCTAAATTAAATGATGTTTTCAAGTGTTCTTTTGCTATTTTTAATGTTTCTTTTTCTTCTGTATTTAATGATTTTAAATAATCATTCTTTTCTTTATTCAACTCTTGTACCTTGCTACTATTTTTTTTCATTTTTATTACATTAATTTCATAATATGTTTTTTAATCAATTTTAAAGAAAATTGATTTTTTTTTACCTTAATAATTGAAAATAAACTTATTTCATAAATAAACTTATTATAATATGACAATAAATACACGTAGTAAATCATATAATTCATTTGATTTTGATGAATCAAGTAAATTATGGAAATCTAATAAAATATATTTAGGTAATGGTACATATAAATATAAAAAAAATACTATTTATGATTATTGTATTATGATATTACCTAATGGTAAGGATTGTAAATCAAAACGTTTGTCTAATAATTGCTTTTGCAGAAAACACGCAAAATATTAAATTTAATACAAAAAAAAACAAAAAATATAAATTAAATATTACTGAAAATTAAACACATTTCTTCTTGTGTTTTTCCTATAAATGGTCTCAATAATTTTGAAATATTACTTTGTAATTTATATCCATTTTCTATTAAATAATTTATGATAATTAATATTTCATCGTTTTTTATTATTTCATTTGGATTGTCTGGGTGATATAATATATTTAAACATTCTTGTGTATATTTACTTCGAAATCCTGATATTTGACTTGGTTTTTGTAATTTTGTTATTTTTTGTATTATTGGATCATTTTGTATTACAGGTGTTATGTAATATGCGTAAAAAATATCTTTAGGAAAATTGCTATTATATGGTATTCGTTTAATTGTAAAAAACATTTTTTAGTATGATTTTTATATTATAATATTATATAATATGTTTTCAATGAAAAGTTATATGACTGTTGATAGGCCACGAGGCGAAGAAACAAAAAAAGTTGTTGTATTACCACCTGTAAATGGTGTAAAAATGGGTATATGGCATACCGAAGAAAAAATAGAAAAAAAATTAAAAGGATTACATTGGCGTGAAGAAAAAAAAACTGTCAATGTATTTAAATAAGTATTTAGTTACAAATTATAATTAGTTTTTATAATTAATTATAATTTATTTTTCATGAATGTTTCTTGTTTTGACTAATTTATTTATAGTTTGATTAAATCATAGTCTACAAGTACTTTAACACCGAGAGTGTTTCCGTTATCAGCAGAAATTGCTGTTGTGGTAACTAAATATAAGTTTTTAAGAGTCAATCCTGCTGTTATACCAATATTATTAACTGTTGTAACACCAGTAGTATTAAGATCTATATCAGATTGACCTGTAACACCAGCACCAACAATTTCTGTAGGACCAGCTACTGCGGAGTTTGCGGCTGTACCGGTAGTGGCACTTAATGATAAATTACCTACATGTACTTCTCCTGTTGTTCCTGTTACTTGGATATAAGCATTTTTAATTACTATATGTGTTGCACCTGATAAACCAGTAACATCTAAAGCGCCTAATTCAACAATAACATCACCATCTGCGAAAGCAGTAGGATCACCATTTACTGTAATATCTGTGTCTGTAAATAATTGACTTTTATGGCATACTAATGAATTAACTGCTACTTCTTCAGCAGCTAAACTAGTGAATGTACCTGCTGCTGGTGTAGTTCCACCAACAATACCATTAACAGCACCAGTTACTTGGGAAGCATGTAAATTAGCTACTTGTGTTGTTGATTTTACAATCATTGGTGCTGCTCCACCATCAGGTAAATCAATTTCTAATGTATTTAAT